CTAATCAACATGAGGGAGAACGTTTTGGAAATACTTTATTCGCTGCATCTCTTTTTTGGCAGTCTTCTTAAATTGTGAAACATCATTGCTATAACGAGTTAATGCCTCATCAACCGTCAAAATAGTTTTTTTCTTTAAAGCAATCTCGGTATTGTGGTTCAGAATAAAATCCCTTTCTTGAAGAACAGCCCACTTCTTTGCATCCTTTTCAGTTGCATGAACCTTTGTCTTTCTAAGACCCTCAAAACGAACCTCGGCTCGCCATTTACCACTCTTTAATTGATATATGGTGATGTACTGCATCTCAAAACACTCAAAACAAGTCAAATTGTGTGTGTAACAGACCAAAATATACCTAAAAATACCCGAAAAAAACCGAAACCCCTAAAACGAAAAAATCCCGAAGCCTTGATATATAAAGGCTTCAGGGTTTTGTGTAATAATCTGTTAACCTACAGATGGTCCCGAGGGTCGGAACCTCATTAGCGTTATATAACAAATAGTTCACTGTCTTTAGGCGGAGAATTGGCGGAGATAGCACGATATACAGTGAGAAATACAAAGTTAAATCACGAAATATAGTGATAAATAAATACCGGATATTCTGATACAATCAAAATGCAAAAATTGAATGTTTTGAAAAATTAGGGGTATTCTCGGAAAAGGGTAACAAAGGTAACAAGAACTTAAAAATTATATTTAAATATATGTTTTATATAATTAAATAACTAAATCACAAAAGGTAATTTCATGGTAACTTAAAGGTAACAAATTACCATTTAAAAAGGTAATCTAACATTACCTTTTATATATATGATTTATATATATTTCTTTAAAAAATCACGATTCTTGTTACCACAAATTACCCTAACAAGGTAACTAAAATTAATACATATTATTCAATAGCTTATATTAATATTTTTGATGTATTTTTAACGAATTACCTTTTACCCTATCTTTTTATAAATCACGATTCATCATGATTTTTATCTTCCGCTTTTTGTGCTGTAGAAGATCGTAGAATGCTTGTAGAAATATGCAGAATGACATTACAAATCGATAACACTAGATCCAGTTATATATAGCCTAGAGCAGCAATATTTTTTTAAGACCGTTTCTTGTAGAAGAATCGACACATTTAGAGACCCCAGGTGAGGTGGGGTGAATTGCCCGCCCTCACGAAGAATGCACTCGTATGGTGCACTCTTCGTTTCGGATTATTTTTTGCTCAATTATTCATAACTTGCTGTGAAATTTCATACACTTGTAGATGCAAGCCATTGATGATGGCATTGAACTCCTCACTAGGTAGACCATCATCGTAATGCATTCGACTAAGTGCTGAGATGTATTGCTCCAGACGGTTGAGTTGGTCTTGTACATTCTCCAGCCTGTCTTCGGCTGTACGTAGTGGATTGCCTGCTTTTAATAATGGAATCATGGCATGCTCCTTATGCTTTATATTCAATAGTTTGTTGTGGTTTCGTGGTATCGAATACCCAACATTTGATGGTCTTATCCGTTACAGCACTGTGTACAGCATAGTTGTGCTGCATGTACTTTGGATAAGGATCACGGCTATGCATAAGCAAGGCTGCCAGTTCCATACGAGGTGGTATGCCTTGAATGGATTGGGACACCTGTTTTAGGTTAAGTGCAATCAGATTAGGGTTCTTGCTGTGGTTGAGTTTGTCCAGCCCATAGGCAAAGACAGCCTTCCAGAAGTGATCTAACACATCACTCTGAAATCCCTTGACTGGAATAACACTAGCAACGCTAAGCACTTCTTTATGCAGACGGTTTTTATTCCAGCATACAACTTCTACGCTATGCAGATAACCTTCTTCATCGCAGATCATTTGATTGACGGTGAACTCTGGGCTACCCGAAATTAACTGGACTTTGGCTCCGTATTGCAACCCTTGCGATACATACTGTTGGTTATGTAGCATGGTTGCCATCGTATTAAAGGCCTTGATATAGGCTTCTTTGATCTGTGCAGCCTTCTCTCCAGTAAAGCCCATGACCAAGAAGATAAAGCCATCTTTGGTCATTTCGTAGTATTTGGATTCACGTTGAACAGCTCCAGCTTGAATCATTTGTACGTGAGCCGAAAAGTTGGCTGACGTAAATTCGGGTGAGCAATCCAAGTTTTCGATTTTTTCTAAAACATGCGTATGACGTTTACCAAAAATCTCTGCCACTTGCAGGCTATCTGTTTTTACTTGTTGGTTTTGGATAAAGACCGCATTGTCTAAATCAAATAATGATGTGTTCATGGCTTATATCCCCCAAAAGAATAGTGAGAATGTTAAGCCAAACAAGCAGGTAAAAACACATGCTTCGCAAGTGCTCTTAATTAGTTTGATTTTTTGCTGATGACGTTGGTGCTTAGTATGTGCATCTACATCGTAGATCGGGGTGTGTTCAACCACATGAGATTTTTTCATGTTATGTACCTGTGTGTTTTGGCTTGTTATGCCAACCCAGTGACCAAACTGGGGTGGCAGACCGAACGGGGTTGGTCAACCGTGAAACACAGGTAAAACGGCAGGCTTACGCCTCCCCATTCGATCCACCATAAAGCGGATGAACCGAATTATAAGCAAAAAAAATCCGCTAGTAGCGGTTGCCTACCATGTATTTCTTAAACGAGTGACCAAACTCGCCCACCATGTTGGTGGTAAGAGCATTTCTGCTCTGTACTTTGGATAGTAACTTAGTTACTATTTTTTGGCAAGGTGTATAGCACACCTTAGTATTTCCATATATAATCTAATTAGAGAAGGTCAGTAATTTACTGACTTTTTTCATCATCGGTTAATAAATAGGTAATACACTTTGGAGGTCAGATGATACAAATTACATGCTACCAAACATGTAAAACTGATTCCAGAGATTGGCGTGTTCTTTATGATGAATTTCCTCATCATGCAAAAAATAGTAATGAATATCAGTGGTTGAGTGATGGTTACTATTTTTGGCCAGATAGTGATCATTTCGCTAAATGGTGGGGTACTGATCGATTAAGACAACCCTACTGTATTACATGTTACTTAATTCACATTGAATATGAAAAGATATTTGATATGGTGGGAAATGTTAGTCATATAAAATATTTCTTTGAAAAACTTCTAAAGTCATATGAGGCTTTATATGAACATTCGAGAAAATTTTCTTCAAAAAAGCTACCTAAACCAACCATAGCAACTGTTATTGATCATATGAGGAATTTTTACAAAGAAGAGACTTTCAATTTTAAGGCAATGAAAGTTTTGGATGCGTGGATTGATGAAGAGTTTTGTATAGATTTCACCCCCAATTCTGCATCTAAAAAAAATGAATACTTTCCTGGTTTAGCTAGAATTCAGTTATGTGTTTTTAGTGATGAGAAGCAATGTATTCAAGGTAAGATACCACACTATCCAAACGAATACTGTGATGTCATTGCCAAAGCAAGTTGATTTTTAAAAAGGTAATATTATGAACAATAACTACATTCAAAATGCTTCAGCGTTTCTTGATAATTTAGTTCAAGAAATGAATGTTGAGCTATTTATTCAACAATATGAAACACTGGATCATGAGCGTTTAAGTCATAGTATTCCTTTAAATAGCAAAAGAATTGATAACTATTATTTGTTTTGCTTAAATAATGTAAAGAAGAACGAAATTAATCGTCATCTGGACATTTGGATGTCTATAATTGAAGAAACTTCAAAACGCTCTCATAGAGTATATGCGATAGACTTAGATTTGTGTGATACAGTAAAAATAATTAAATCACATCAGCCACGTTCAAGAAATACTGATTTTATTCAAGATAACTCTACAGCTATTTTTAATTCTAATGGTATTGTTAATAAAGCAAAATACAATACTTTTGACCTCGCCCCTGATATTGCAGCCTAAGGAATGACATGAGTATTAGATTATTAGATTATAGAGCTGTACGAGTTCATTTCATACCAAGTCAAGCTTTATTGGAATATTTTGACGAAATGCAAGAAGAACAGGCAGCATTACCTTCTATTTACTATAATTCAATATTTCCTGAAACCGAGGATGAAGATGAAAATGATTTTCTTGTCCATTTTAAGCTTGATATAAAAGCGCCTTTACCTGAAGGTAAAGAGGATGATGGCATTTTAAAGGTTGATTTTATTGCTCGTTTTTCAAGTAAAAATCCTATTACTCAAGAGTTTAAGGACTCAAATTTTCCTAAAGTAAATGCCCCAGCCATTGCTTATCCCTTTATTCGAGCGTTTGTAAATAACTTCTTTATTAATTCTGGATATGATCCAGTTTTATTACCAACTTATAATTTTACAAAATCCGTTCAAGAAGTTGCTAAATAACTTTGTGAGCAATCCAAAAAGCTAAGAATTGTCATTCTTGGCTTTTTGGATTAGATAGATAACAGATCAATCCTTCAGTGGCATTGGCACTATAGGATTATTAAAATGTATGAGTTGTTCCCCTGCCCATTCATTCACAATTGATGATAAACGTACCTGCAATGGGATAATCTCATTCTCAAAATAAATTTGTGATGCTTCCGTCGGAGATCCAAAGCCTCCAGTATTACTTGGAATAATACCCATCAATACAGGTGGAATACGCATCCCTGCGAGTATATCTTCTCGAGTTGTGGACTTGATATTAAAAAAGTCATCTTTGGTTGCAACTTCATTGACTGGGATAATCTGTACACCCTTATCTTTGCCGTTGGGCGCATGGATAAACAGGTTTTTAAAATTACCCGGCCCTTTTGAATTTTTTACCGCAGTTTGAATCGCTTCCGCATCATCTTCGGTAATGTTCGGATCATTCATATACAAGATATAACCTGTATGCGATCCATTGTTGTAATACTTGCGACGGAATAGTGTAGCCGACTCATTCAGCAATGCACTTTGCAGCACGGCCATCCATTCCGGCACACCGTACACTTCCTGATTAATATCATTTTCGGCAATATGGCAAATATAATCTTTACGATATGGCTGTAACGAATAATCATCTTTAATCAATAAAAATTCATTATCCTTGCTCATACGCCGGGTATATTTTGCAATGGATGCACGATAGTACAAGGGATCACCCAACCAATTGTCTACACGCTCCAGATAAGCATTGGCAAACGTCACAAACTCAAGGCACAAGCGATCAAATTGTTTTAGGTTTAATTTTGCGTGTGGCACAAAATATTTTAACAGTTGGTTTTTCTTGAACTGCAAAGCACTGGGCAAATACGGATTTGATCCAATCGATTTCGCCAATCCGTACATATTAAATGGCGTTTCATAATATTGGCCATTCCACCAGCATTCCATCATATCCTGAATTTGATAGCCATTTAATACCGGTTCCGGATCGCCAAAGGTAAAGACCATACCATCACTTAGCTTTACGTGTTCATCACTCATTATCCAATCTCAACTTTTGTTCTACCTGTTTTTGCACCCTAGCGTTGGCCCAGCGGTTCGTTATGTAGGGCATGCAATAATGCCCAGGCTAAATCTGCATGTCCGGTTTCTTCAGATCGGCTGGCCTCAAATGTGAATTGACGACCGGATCCGGTCATAGTCTTTTTGATCGACATCAGACTCATGGCAATATCAATATCACCGGCATCAAATTCCAGTCGTTCGTCCTGTACCACTTCGAGTCCTTTCATTACCAGTAAAGTTTTAACTTCAGGTGAATAACTGAAAGTGGTTAATGCAGGGAAAAAGACTTTGACCAGCTGGGCAACACCAGTACCCATACCCGTCGTATCCAGTCCGATATAAGTCACCCGATATTTTTTACATATTTTTTCAATCACATCGGCCTGCGATTGGAAATCCATACCTTTGAATTGATGCTTTTCCAGTACACGGAATTTTGAATATTCATAATCAGGTGGTGCCAGAACAACCAATCCGGCACTGTCCCCTGTCTCCGCAGGGTCATAACCTAGCCATACTTCTTTATTGCCAAAAGGTCGATTGAAGGTAGGTTTAAAGTCCTTGTACCAAAGTTCCATACTATCAACCATCAATGGTTGCAAGCTGGCCAATGGGAACATTGAGTGACCATCATCAACAAATTCACACATGTACAAATTAGAAAATTCTTCGGTACTGTTTTCGTCGATCAATTCTTCAATGTCGAATAAATCACAGCCCTGGCGTTCAGCATCATAAATATTAACAATATGCCGCCAAGTGCGATCCCCACACAATGCACCATTTACCAACGCATCATGTGATACATCAATTTCAACCTTTTTATCCTTGGTTCGCCCTCTGTTATAGGCCTCACCATTCCAGAACTTATAACCCTCATGGGTTTTGGTGGAAGGTGTAGAAAAATAAGTTTTCTTATAGATTTTTTGCGATGCCATACCAGAGGCATTTTTTTTCAATTGGGCAAAGCCATAGACCCAAAAGAACTCATCAAAATATAAATCACCGGAGTAACTTTGTGCTGTCCTGAAATTTGTACCCAAGAAAAATAAACGTACCGTTTCATTGCTTGGCAAAGTAATCACGATCGGATCACCGCTAAGATCAACCTCAATCGCCTGCATGACAAAATCTTTGATATACCCCTTGAAAGCATGTGCCTGGGCTTTTGATGCAGAGATAAAAATTTGATTCCGTCCGGTGGTGATTGCTTTAATCAAAGCTTCCCGAGCAAAGTAGAAAGTCGCACCAATTTGACGGGACTTCAGCAATATTCGGTTACGTTGATCTACATTTCGGTACCAGACTTTCTGATAATCAAATAATCCCTCATCAAATTTTTCAATCAATTGCTCAATTTGTTCTTCTGTCAGGGCATTGGGTAAATTTGCTTTTTTCGGTTTAGCATTTCTATTTTTAATATTCGGATTCAGATCCGCTTCATTACCACCATTTAAATATTTATCGACTCTGGCCAGACGTTCAACCTGCCGCATCAAACAATCAATTTCCTTAAAATCATGTGCCGATTTTTGATCTTTTAAAATCAGCATCACCATTCTGGCTTCAAGTGCTTCGGCAATACGACCGGCAGGTGCATCTTTGTCCCATTTGTCACGAGCCTTCCATGCATGGACAGTTTTATCATTCTCTTTCAAGAATTCTGCAATCGAACTGATCCGCCAACCCATCCAGTACAAAAACTTGGCATACAGTCGGTTATCAAAGGTCAGGATTGGGGATTTTTCGGCGATCTCATTCATGTAGCAATTAAGCCAATTACTACAAAATTAAGCATGTTGATGGTGTTGTCTATTCGCTATACACAACAAGGGCTTATTGCGTATTTATCTATTTGTGCCGATTCTGCCAATTATATTTATAGATTGTTATTTTCAATTTTAATGCAGGATCCAACATGTCAGCAGAAAATCAAGCAACGGCTAAAAAATCAAAATGGTTTCGTGTAGCCGTCGCCGGTGCATCAATTGATGGCCGTACCATCGAACCGCAATGGCTCACCGATATGGCTGATACATACAGCCAAAATACCTACGGTGCCCGAATTTGGCTGGAACATTTACGCAGTGCCTCTCCAGATTCAACTTTTGGGGCGTATGGTGACGTGCTTGCTCTTAAAACCGAAGAAGTTGAAATCGCCGGTGAGAAAAAACTTGCGTTATTTGCCCAGATCGAAGCCCTACCCCAATTGCTTGAAGTCAATAAAAAAGGGCAGAAAATTTATACCTCAATTGAAGTCAAACCAAACTTTGCCGGCACAGGTAAAACCTATTTAGGTGGCTTAGGCATTACCGACTCACCAGCTTCCATCGGCACAGAAAAATTAAAATTTTCCAGTACATTTGCCGGCATCAAGTTTGGTGACAGTCCAGACAATCTGTTCTCGACACCAATTGAAGCCAGCATCGAATTTGAAGAAACTCAAGCTAATACGGGTTGGTTCGACAAATTTAAGGCCATGTTCTCCAGCAATAAAGAACAAACCGATAGCAACTTTTCCAATGTTCAGCAAGCAGTTCAAATGGTTGGCGAACGTCAGGTCGATGTCGAAAAAGAATTTGCTTCACTAAAAACTGCACATGACGATTTAGCAGCAAACTTTAATTCGCTGAAAACAGATTATGACACTGTAAAACAAAAGCTGGAATCAACCGAACAACCGGGACAACAGCAGCAATTTAGCCGTGGAAATTCAACCGATGTCGTGGACTGCTAATCCAGTCCTCTAATTTTTACGATTAACCAGATTTTGAGATAAAAAATGCGTAATGACACCCGATTAAGATTTAATGCAGCAATGACACAACTGGCCACGCTTAACGGTGTGTCCAGTGTTACCGAAAAATTTACCGTCAGTCCGACGATTGCCCAGAAAATTGAAGGACAGATTCAGAAAAAAGTCCAATTCCTCGGCATGATCAATGTTGAAGAAGTAATTGATCAAACAGCGGAAGTACTCGGCTTAGGCATGGGTTCAACCATCGCAGGGCGTACCGATACCAGTGGTAGCGGTGAACGTACTGCAATTGATCCATCAAACATCAGCCGTAAACGTGACTATTTCTGCCGCCAGACCAACTTCGATACAGCAATCCGTTATAACCGATTAGACATGTGGGCACATAAACCGAATTTCTACCCACTGTTTAAAGATCAGATTCAAACCCAGCAAGGTCTGGATCGCATCATGATTGGTTGGAACGGTACCTCTGCCGCTGCAACAACAAACCGGTCAACCAATCCACTATTACAGGATGTCAATATCGGCTGGCTGCAAAAAATCCGTACCGATGCACCGGCGCAACATATGACTGAAGGAGCGGAAGGGACTGGAAAAATTACCGTCGGTGCAACAGGTGACTATAAAAATTTGGATGCATTGGTACAGAACATTGCCGATGAATATATCCATCCAATTTTTCGGGATGGTACCGATTTAGTTGTGATTGTCGGCCGCAACTTGCTCAATGAAAAGAATTTCCGCATTACCAACAATGCCGATGACAACGAAAATGTTTTGGCAGGCCAAGTTCTGGTATCACAAATTCAGATTGGTGGATTAAAAGCTATCCGAGTGCCGTACTTCGCAGAGAATGCAATTCTCATCACCAGCCTGGATAACTTGTCTATTTATTGGCAAAAAGGTACTCGTCGCCGTCACATTATTGATGAACCGAAAAAAGACCAGATCGCCAACTATGAATCGGTAAATGAAGACTATGTCGTAGAAGAATACGAAAAAGTCGCATTTGCAGAAAATATCGAATTTATTGATTAAGGTAATTTAACGATGATGTCACCAGCAAAACGCCATCGTTTAAAGGTTCTGGCGGAGCAACAAGCGACCGCCATGACCGATGACTTTGGCGGTTACAACAAAGATGCCAGCGCATATCAGTTACAGCTTAAAGAACTGACCAATGACAAAATACGGCTCAAAGGCATTGAGTCAATTCAGACCAAGATTGAAGAAAAACGCAAACTTGTTCCGAAATACATGCCTTATGTGAAAGGTGTCATCAATGCCGACAAACCCGTTGATGACCTAATTGTCACAACAATGATGGTCTGGTGTATAGCCAATACACAGGCGTTATTGCAATTTATAAAGACAAAAATGGCAAGCAACAAAATTTTAAGCTAGGCGATCAAAGCAAACCTCTCACCTTAAAACATACATATCAAACTCAAAATTCGGCAGAAAATGCAGCTTATCGAGAATACAACCGTATTCGTGAAACCAATAATCAGCCCTTGGTGGAAAAACCCAAGAAAGAGAAAAAAGCCCCACTCACCAAAGCCGAAAAAGCCGCCAAACTCAAAAATAAATATGCGTCATACACCGGCGTAAAGACCTGGTACAAAGGCAGCAATGGCAAAGATCAAGTCGTGGTGCTTGGTGGACAAAGCAAACCACTGATCAAAGAACATGTTTATGTCAGCAAAAAATCTGCCGATGCCTGGGCAAAACGTGAATATCAAAAAATACAGAATGCCAAAAAATAGGCAAAAAAATACCCACTTGGGGCAGTGGGTAGAAAATGGGGTTTTTCATTGCAATTATCAGCGGTGCTGACAGACATAAAGTATCATATTTAATGATATTTACAAGTAAAATCACTATTTATCGTGGTTTTAAGCTATTATTTACATATGTTTACAGAGCAAACACAACATGAGAATACCAAAACATGCCTGCCCTCACTGTAAATCGGCCATGATTCTGCGCTCCAGTCGTCAGGACCATGCCCTGCTCAAAACAGTATATGCCCAATGCACCAATCCATTTTGCGGAGCCACCTTCAAAGGTCGAACAGAATGGCTACAACAACTCTCGCCTTCAGCCACCCCAAACCCGGAAATCCTCAAACAGTTGAAGCAACCAGCATGACAGACATCATTGACATCGCCCAACAACGCCAGCTAGAGCAAATAAAAATCCAGCCCAAAGACTACACCGCCCCATCACTTACAGAATGTGAGCAATGCGGCAACGACATTCCACCACAGCGGCAAGCCTATGGTGGCATTACCTTATGTATTGACTGTGCAGCAACACAAGAAGCCAAAGCCAGAACATTTCGTTAATGCACTGGCCAGCATTTTATTTCGGCTTTTTGACCGGTGCTTTGATGGCACTGATCGCCGTGTGCTGGTATTTAGAAATTCCATTACTTCAGATTCATCGGTTCTAAATAAATTAACAATGTTTTTTTGAAAAAGTTAAATTTATAACTTATAATTTGTACATACAAATGTATTTACAAGGTGCATTACAATGGCAACAATTAATATCCGAATAGAAGATGAACTAAAAGAACGAGCTTATGCAGCTTTGGATAAGCTAGGGATTACGCCATCCGATTTATTGCGTCAAACTTTACAATATGTCGCAGATCAAGAAAAACTACCCTTCAAAACGCTAGTCGTTTCAGACGAAGATGCAGAGCTTTTGGAAATTGTGAAGCAACGATTAGCCACCCCACAAAAAGGCATTAAGGTAAGCCTAGATGACCTCTAACACTAAATACAGTCTCGAATTTGATCCACGAGCATTAAAGGAATGGAAAAAGCTAGGCAGTACCATTCAAACACAATTTAAAAAGAAACTTGCCAAAATTTTGGAAAATCCACATATCGAAGCCAATCGTTTAAGTGGATTTTCAGACTGTTATAAAATCAAGCTTAAAGCGTCAGGCTATCGTTTGGTTTACCAAGTACAAGATGATGTAGTTTTGGTCTTTGTATTGGCCGTGGGCAAGCGTGAGCGTAGTGAAGCATATGAGCTGGCACATCATCGAGTAGATGAATAAATATCTTTGTCTCTAATCCTTCACTTTTTCCAACTCTAAAAATTGTTTTGCTTTCCATGGTTTTAACAGAGGGCTTAAAAAACATAAGCCGATAGTAATTGCAATAATGGATAATAAAAATTGCAATCCAAAAAAAATATTTGGTAAGTCTTTAAGACTTTCACCTGTTGTCCATGCGATATAAAAAACCCAAAATGTCGGGAATAACGATGCAAATACAAAAACAAAATACTGTATCGTTCCAATCCAATACATGACCTTTACACTGCCATCTGTATATTTTGATTTCAACTTATATTTTTTGGTTGTTTGATCTTTTTCAAGACAAGAGCCTGCAGACTCATAATATTTAATAGCAGCTTTTTTATTACGGCATGAAATAATATAAAAAAGTAAATCTATATCATAATGCTTAAATTTCAATTATTTCTGAATTTTTTCAATATTAAAATGATATTCAAGCTCAGATTTTACATTTTTAAACAAAGAATCATTTAATAAATTTTCTTGATTCTTCAATCTATCTTGTTCACTTTTATTTCGATATTCTAAATAATTTTTAATTTCAGATATTAAACCTGATTTTGCAACAAAATAGATAACCATTGCCAAAATAACTAAAAAAATTATGCTACATAAAAAGATCAAACCATAGGTATCATTCAATAGTTTTTGAATAATAATATTTAAATCAACATTTGCATTCACTGCTACTATTCCCTATTAAAAGTTTTATTATGATTTATTTTCACGATCCTTAACATTCTCTATCGCTTTCATCGCAATATCAGCAATATTTTTAGGCACATCCTTAAACTTCTCATTAGGTAAATCAACTACTCCAGCATCTTTACCAAAATAATCCTGAATCAATCCTTTATGTATATCTTTTTTCTCATCATCTTCAAATAAATTGATAAACGGACGTAATGAACTCAGCTTCAACTTCATACTTTCACTATGACGCCAGTGTGTGTATGAACGAAACGCTATACGGCTAGTATAAATTACCGTTAAGAATAATAAGAAAGATAGAACAAGCCGAAACCCTAAATAGATAGTGGCATATTCAGCTGTAGCTTCAAGTGCTAGAAGTTTTGTTGGATCGGTTTCGTGAACATAAGTTTGATAATAGTCTTGTAAACCAAACCAGGCCATACATAGAGCGACGATAATGATCACAATACTTAAAGCAGTTGCTATCCAGTAAGTTATCATTTCCGAAGAAGCTTTTTTTGAATAATGTCTTGAAATTTCTTCTTCAGATTTATGATTGATAATACGTTTATAGGATTCTATATCACCCAAAAGTTCTTCAATTGTTTTTTTGGATGCACCAATGGACTCTTTAATCTCTTCAATATCATTATTTATATGAACAGTAGCATTCGCTTTTTGTTCATTGATTTCGTTTTGAAGAGTAAGAATAAGATCATTTGATCGTTCTCTTAGCTTCTGTTCAAAATCTTCAATGAAATTAGATTTATGATCCATTAAATTAGATATTTTTTTATCTAGCACTTGAACTTCTTTACGAATCTGATTGAAAGATAATTCATCTAATTTATTTTCCAATACATTTACACGTTCTAAAATATTTTTAGCTTTAAAATCACTATTATTAAATGCGGCTAGATATTCATTGATATTCTCATTTAATATATCAATTATTTTTGCCATGTGAATATTAACATTCATTAGATGAGAACTATTAATGTTAAACAAACCTTCTCTTTCAGAAGAAGCAGTGTTCATAAAAGATATTAAATCACTAGATAATATACCTACTGAAGCATGTAAGTTTATAACACCATTTTCTTTACAATATCCTAATGATATTAATGTATCTAATTTTTCTATTATTTCGTCAAAGGTCGATGTTAATCGAGAAAATTCAGTAATATTGGTATTTATTTTATATTTATTAATATTATTATTAATAAATTGATCTAGCTGTCCTTTAAGATTTATTAAATTAGCTTTTGCACTTGTTAATTCAGCTGATAACAGCATTCTTTCATTAGCCACACCAAATTCCCCACCAATCTAACTATTTATAAAAATCTTAAAATTCTACTTACACAAAAATAGTAACTTAGTAACGATACAAAAGCTACCGCTAAACCCTAATGTTTGCTGTTTTACTTGACAATCTGGAATACTTAGTCCCATCTCAAATTTTTGGCATCGGTCTATTACGAACAAACTTAACATCAGAAGGATTTTTTGATCGATACTCAACATCTTCGCAAGGCATCAACCAATACACACTCCAACCATGGATCATCTTACCGTCTTTAACTGGCTCTGCCAGTGAAATGACAAACTCAATATAGGTCTGTTCCCAAGTCTTCATTGTGCATTACCGTTTTTATTAATATTCTTAATTGCTTCCGTTGTTGCTTTGACCAAATCTGCACTCGTTTTAACCTGGTCTACCAGTAAATTACCATTTGTTTTATTACTGCTTTTTTCTAGTTCCCGACCAAAGTACTTTAATGCTAATTCTTTACGGACACTAGCCGCTTCCTCAGTTGGGATACTTTCCATAAAGCTTGGATAAGCTTGCAACTCAACTTGTGTTTGATAATTTTGATCGGCTAAATGTTGATAGTGTGAGGATTGCTTTATAAAATAAGTTATTAATGTAATTCCTACAGTTAAAACAGATAATTTTAGAAACCAAAATTCTGAATCAGTTACTTCCCAAATATTTTGAATACAAGATTTTAATAGGAAAAGTAAAAAAGTCGAACTAAAAACTATGACTAGACTTTTATAAAATTTATCTCTATATTTCTTTTCAGAATCTCTGTGAATCTTAACTGCATTATTATAAATGCTTTCAGTTTTTGCATTATCAGCAATATTTCTTCGTCTTCGAAAAGTATTCAATTCCTCATTTACTTCTACCATAATTTTATTAAGAGAATTACCTATAAAATTAGTAAAATTAGTACGATGATCTGTATATAA